AGTTTTATTTCTTTCGGCTCTCATCATACCTATAACCGCTTGACCACCCAATGACTGCGTATTAGAGATTGCTTCTAGTGTCTGAGAATTCATGTGAGGTCTTGTATCGGCTGCATATCCCGGGACAGAATCAATAAAAGTAACTTGTGTATTAGGATATTGATTTGTAAAGTGATCTTTTGGAATTTCTACAGGGCCCAAGGCTGTAAAGCGAGTTCTTTGTTCTCTTGTCAAACCTCTACCTAATTGATTCCATAAATTAATTAAAACCCTGGAGTAAGAGCTCCTTCTAACATAAATAGAAGCAATTTCATCATTCGCTTGTTCTATATAGTTACTTGTTACAATGTTCATTGGTTGAGGCCATCCTACTTGAGGGGTAAGATTCTTTTTTGACGTAGTAGTTATTGGCAATTGAGGTATTCTAAAAGAACAGTCACCTCTTCTTCCACTAAGTGTTCCGGGAGTATTTCTGCCGTTGCCCGCCGGGTAGCCGCTCGCTTGCACAGGTAAATTTTCTACGGGAGGACGTTCAACTGTACACAATATTAATGGCATGTTTTGATCTACCCAGGCAGAACTTCTTGGTGCCCCTACAGGAGTACGAGGAGGGTTGTCTAATGTGTCTTGTCCCTTTAAATCTTCCCAGTTAGATTGAACTACATTTGTGATCCAGCGTGTTCTTCGGCTAGGAGGAGTTCTCCAAGAAACTCTGCCGAAGGTACCGCGTCCCAATGATTTGGCTGATCGATCATCAGTACCTATGCCCGTTACAGAAGGACTTCGAACAGAAATTCTTAATCTGTTTTCAGGAAGAAATCCTGCAGGGTTTGAGGGATCTACTACCCCTGAACAAGTGCTACATGGTCCCCAAAGTGATCTATCTCTTACCCAATCGCTTCCGCCGCATGAACCAGAAACAGAAGGATCTCTTACTATAGTAGCAGTCAGAGGTGCTCTGGCTCGGCCTCTACCGTAACCGCCACCTGAAGTGACAGAAAAACTTAGTGTGTAATATCCATCACTAATCATTGGCTGACCAGAAGTTGAATAACGTGTCGGAGAATAAGTTCTTGTTCCTGGAATATAGCCAGGCGGTGGCGGGCCAACTATAGGAGGTATTATTGCAGTGTTAATATAAGGAAAAGGATCATAATCTGGATTAGGTATTTCTTCTGGGTTTTCAGGACCCGGCGGTTCGTTTGGATCAAAATCTGGATTAGGAATTTCTTCTCTAGGGTCGTAATCAGGGTTTCTTTCGTTATCGACAACTTCCGGGGCTTTATATCTTTGTGTTGTTCTCCATTCGTTGGGTTGAAATGGTGTAACTGTTGCAGGTTCCCAAGTCACTGCTAAAAATTTTTCTCTATATATATTTGAGAGTTTGCGTGTAGTCGCATACAGGATATATCTTTGAATCGCAATCCAATTGTATGGTAGTCCAGACATTGATCCAAACATATCGGACATAGTATATGTGTTATTTGGTCCGCTTCCTTGAGCCAATAGTCTTTTAGCATTTCTACTAGATGATCTATTTGTGGGGACATCTGCTTGAGTGCTTAACTGAGACAACGTGCCGTCATTTCCTGCACCTTGATTGACTACTTCTAATCCTCTAATGACTCTAGAAAACTCTGGCAATGTACAATTTTCGATGTTTTTGATTTGCCTTAATGCATATCCAAAGGCTCCGGCGGCTATGGCAACGTCTTCAGGTAATATATCTTTTAAATAAGAATCAAACCCGATCGGTGGATTTTTATATAAATTTGGATTTAAAATATTATTTTCAGTAGTTACTGGATCTCCATCTGGTATTAAAGTTCCAACTGCTTGTCTAACAGAATTCGTCTTTAATCGATAATCTACACCGCCACTACTATTATAAATAAAATAAGATGAATAAGCAGGGTTGCCTAGTCTGTTGTCATAGATAGGAACAGTCAACGATCTCCAGCTACCATTACGATCAAGTAGTCTTCTTGGATTTAATAAATCTGCTAAAGATTCAAACCCGCCGGAGCTATAGCTTCCTTTAACCATAAAAGACTCTATGCCCAGTCTTGCTAACACTTCTGTTAAGTTGTTTTTGCTGCCTGACGTTCCACGTATTGCTAAAAATGCTCCGTAAATTTGTTTTTCTTGGGTAGTAGTCAAACTTGTTGATTTTTTAGAAACAATATTAGAAATGTCTTTGTTTGTGAGTCCTGATGCTAACAGCGCCAGGCTTAACTCTTGTGTAATTGCATTGTTTCTCGCTAAAGTTTTTAATAATGTAGATGGCAATCCAAAAGAGGATAACATACTTAAATCGATTGCGTTGCCTAACAATGACAAATCTTGTCCAAAATCAAATGTTGCCGAATTAACTCCAGTTACATCAGCAGTTATTAAGTCATCTATATTAGTGTACATTCCACTCAAAAAGTTTTGAGAATCTTGTATTGCATATATTGCCTGGTTTGTTGACTGAAGCCAAGATTCAAATGACATATAAGAACCTAAAAATTCACTATATTCTGGACTAGTAGAAGGAGGACTACTGCCGTTCCAGTTAAATTCGTTATGTGCTTGTAAGGCGTGTAATCTCACATAGCCCCACTGAGTAATAGACTTGTTTGGATTAGAAGTATTATATGGTAACCAACTAGCACTCTGACCGTAATCTGTATTGCCCTCAACGTCATACCCAGTATTAGCCGGTGCTTGACAATTTAACTGCTTAGATGCAACAGAACCCGAGCCTGCCCAAACTCTAGCCTCATCTTCTGGTTCATAAGTAGGGGGCTTAGCATTTCCTAAAGCATGAACTTCTCTTCCCCGCCTTCCTGTAATAGTTATTATATTGTTGTATGTGTTGTCTGTTAATAACCCTCTGTTGAAGCCATCATGTATACTCCAAGTAAGTAATCTGAGAACCGTATTTTGAACTACAGTACCAAATGTATAACTGTCATTAGAATTGCTACGGCCCATGTACGCGGCGGCCAGGGGATTAATATTAAAGCCACGATTTTGAAGTAGGTCTCCTAAAGCGGATATTCCTATAGGATTTTGTTTGCCTGAATCTGCCATTTACTTATTCTCTCTAAGGAACATTTACGTCTGAACTGCCCTGTTCGACTTTGTGTCCACATGTAGTACCTGACCCTACTCTAAGAACAGGAGATCCCTCAACAAAAACTGAGGGGCTACCTTGAGTAGTCTTGGCTTTTTTGTGTTTGCCTTTACCGTGGGGAGTTATGTCGCTGACGTGCAGACCCACAGGCTTTCCGTTTGCAAAGACGCTTTTTGCGCCTTTTACAATCTTTCCACCCTTTTGTGTTTGATCGCCCTGTCTGCTTAGCTTTGCCATATTATCCTAATACTAATTTTTTCTCTGGAAGTTGAATTCCAGTAGTCGCTTCAACATACTTGTCTTTAACCGTATCATCGGTTTTAACATATAAAGCAACGCTATTAGTATTTAGTCTATATTCAGACTTGGGATTTGCAGTAAATACGCTGGGGACTAGACCCATGCCCTGAGGGCCAGGAGCAACTGAAACTGGCTCATTAATAACTAATTCACCGTGTTCATCATCTACTTTAGTTACTTTTGTGATTAACTCTTCGCCGCTGTTAAGTTTGATAGTATATACTTCATTTAATTCGATATTCATTATTGATCCTTATGTTTGTTGTATACTTATTTAACAGTTTGACAAATCAGTTATAATTAATCTGGAAATCTTTCTCTAAGATCAGTAAAACCTCCCACATATTCATCATCTAAAAAGATTTGTGGTACAGTTTTTGCATCAGGAACTGCTTCGAGCATTTGCTCTCTAGTCCAATTTTGGTCAATTAAACGCTCTTCAAACTCGATATTATGAGATTTTAGTAAGTTTTTTGCTTGTACACAAAATGGACAAGTTTGTTTGCTCCAAATAATTGCTTTCATCTTATCTCCTTATGCTTCACACGCCGCACAGCCAGTAGACATCACACGCTTTCTAGTTAATGACTGTGCTTTTGACATTGAGTAACTATAGTACAAACTTTTAACACCCATTTCCCAAGCGTGTAAGTAAATAGCATTGATTTCTTTTACACTCATATCTGGATCAAGCATTAAGTTTAAACTTTGACCTTGATCGATATACTGTTGACGGATACCTGCTTGGTCAATAATAGTGTATGGATTGATTTCAGAAAAAGTTTTAAACACTTCTTTTTCTTCTTGCGATAAAAATTCCAAGTGTTGAACTGATCCATCTGCTACTTTAATAGAATCCCAAACTTCATCAGTGTTTTTTCCTTTTTCTTCTAAAATTTTAGTTAAGTATGGATTTCTAATTGTAACTTTCATTTTTGCTAGGTCTTTTACATAACAGTTAGAAAACTCCGGCTCGATACTTTGACTTACTTGACCTAGAATAAAACTGCTTGACTTGGTGGGTGCAATCGCCATTGTTGTTGTGTTACGCATACCATAACCTTTCAACAGCGGTGCTTCACCAAACTTCTTGGCCAATTCACGTGATGCTTCATAAGACTTTTCTTGCATTGTTTTAGCGATTTCTAAATTCTTTTGAGCGGCTTCTTTAGACTCAAACGCAATCATATTTGATTGTAAGTAAGAATGCCAACCTAATACGCCCATACCAAGTGCTCTGTGATTCTTAGCAAAGTTATGTGCTCGTCTCATGTATTCATGACCTTCTGTTTTACGAATAAACTCTTCGCACACGGTGTCTAAGAAATAAACCATAGTTTCAATTGCATCTGTTTTTACGATTTCGTCCCAATGTAATAGGTTAATAGATGACAGTACGCAAGTAAATGTTTCATCAACAGAAGATGGTAAAGCAATCTCTGAACACATATTAGATGCATGAATTTTCAAGTCTTTGTCTTTGTATACTTGTGGCTTATTGTTGTTTACATTGCCAGAATACAAGATATATGGATAACCGATTTCTGATCTGCGTTGTAATACTTTAGCCCACACTCTGCGTTTATCAGCATCACCCGCTTTCATTTCTTTGATAAACTTATCTGATACAACAATACCAGTAGTTAAACCTTGAATAGGATTACCTTCAATACCGATATCTAAAAATTCTTCTGCGTCAGAATGTTCGATGTCTTGGTATGCTGAAAAGAATCCTCTGCGTACAGAACCTTGTGATACTACTGATGCTAGTGTATCATACATTTGCATAAAGTGAACAGAGCCAGAAGACTCGCCTGAATTCTTAATAGGTGCACCTCTATGACGAAGAGCACCAAAGTAACCAGATGTACCACCTCCATTCTTCATTAGCATACCGTTTTCAGCATGACCATATAGAATTGATTCCATATTGTCATCAATAAAAGAACCAAAACAACTGACTGGAAGACCTCTTTCTTTACCATAGTTTGCCCAAACAGGAGACGATAATGAATAAAATCCACGACTCATATAGTCGTAAAACTTATCCGCATAGCCCGGCATTTTTAAATATTCTTCTGCCGCTTCAGCAATCTTTCTAATGCGAGTTCTTGGGCTTTCGCCTTTATCCAAATAGCCACGAGAAAGGAAGGTTTTGGAATCTTCATTTAGCCAGTAAAATTTCTTCATTATGTCTCCTTAAAATAAATCGTCTTCGGTGAATGCTTTAGTTTTTTTAGAATATGCCGTGCTTCGTTTTACAAAAAAGTCGATATTCTTTGTGCTCAAAATTTCTTCTACGAACCAGTCTGTTTTACGAACTTGTTCATCGTCAACTTCGTAAATTGGCTTTAAGTCAATTGCTTTGAGTGATTCGTTAAATCTATGTTTTACAAACTCTCTTACAGTTTCTTTTGGTAAAAAGTCGAGATCGCTGTCGCCATAAATCCAATCTACAATTGCTGACTCTGCTTTAAATGCTTCTCTGCAAAGTCTGTTAATTTCATTAATTGTATCTTTATCCCACCATTCTGGATTTTCTTCTTTGATAATGTTTACTAATTCAAAGCCAAAACGAGCATGGATGTCTTCTTCTTTTGATGTTGCTTCTACAGCATTTGAAATACCTTTAAGTACGTTCTTATGCTTATTGAATGCCATCATAATCAAAAACTGTGAGAACAACGACACATTTTCTACAAACATTGAAAACAAAATAATTCTGTGAAAGTAATCTTTGTCATCTGCTGGTGTTTGAATTGCTTGTTCTAGATAGGAAATACGCTTTTTGATAGCAGGAACTTCTACAATGTTTTCAAACTCACTGTTCAGACCCATAATCTCTAACAAGTTAGCATAAGCATCAGCATGGCGAACTTCACTCTCACCAAATGTCACACCTACTGCTTGTACTTCTGGTTTAGGCATTTTGTCGCCAATCTTACTCCAGAATGTTTTTACTTGCACTTCAATTTGAGAAATTGCTAACATAGCACGTTTTACAATCTCTGCTTCTTCTGGTGTCATACGCACTTTCATGTCTTGGATGTCACTAGAATAGTTGAACTCTGTATGAACCCAGTATGAGTGACGAATTGCTTCTGTGAACTCTACCAATTGTGGATACTCGTAAGGTTTTAGGTTTGTGCGCTTACGAAAGATGTTAGGCATGTTGTTGAAACGATATAAGATATATTCACGAGCAAGGTCGTGCAATCCCATATCCATAAGAACATTTTCTACTGTTCGATGAACAGTATCTACACTTACTATAACATCATCTGTTTGTTCTTTATTTAAAATTTCAGAAACTTCTTGTGCTACTTCACCTGACAGACTTTTACTACGAATTCCCACAGACTTCATTGCCTTTGATACGGCAACGCTTATTTTATTGCTGTCGAAATCTTCTGTAGTTCCATCACGTTTGATAACATAGTTTACTGTATGAGCAGGGGCTTCGAGGTTTTCGGTCGACATCTACAATTTATCCTTGATCTTATGTTTTTATATTTATTTTTTTTAATAACGGATCAACATCAAGACGATGTTTTATCCTAAATTCAGTTTGACTAGTATTTAACACCGAGTCGGGCCAGTAATTCATCACATATTTTGCGTAATCAACTAGAACTAATACTACATCATTACTATTATAATCGTTAGCTTCAACTATGTCAACGCTTTTGATTCCCAATAATACCAAAGTATACCACATTCCCAAAGCACGTGCGTACTCGCAATAGATGTTATCGCTTAATAAGACCCAGGGGTCGGGCCAGTTTTCTATATCATTTGGGTGAAGAAAGTGATTTGATATGGGAGACTTTTGCCAAAACTTATCTACTTCTACACAAATATGTTTTATTTCGTTGCCATCCAGATCGTTTCTTAAGTCATGCCATGCTTTAAGTCTATCCGAATAACTTAAAATAAAAGGATTCATTGAATGTACTTATCAATTTTTTGTGTTAATGAATTTTATGTTAGTTTATAATAACCAAATCTGAATTTAAATGTGAGAGTGACGGGGCCAAACGATTTTGGCCCCATTGTAACACTGTGTAAGTTCTGTACTATGTTCTGCCGACTAATACTTCAACAACGCCTTCTTCGCCGTCAGCTAAAGAATCGAGTGCTTTACCAACAATTGTACCTGCACGTGCTATGTTATTTGCCATAGCAAATCCAGGAATCTCTGCTGTTACCATCAAGTCACCTTTAGCGACAGGACCGATTGCTTTACATGGTACACGACCAATCAATGCTAACTGAACCACGTGCTCACCTTCGCAAGCAGAGTTCATAACATAAGCTGGCTCTGTTGAAACAACACCTGCTACAGCAGTATCATTAGAAACACCGTGTGCAGTTACTTCGTGTTCACCACCAAAGATAACAACTGTACCTGGCTCGTATGGTTGATCTGCAACATAGCACTCAGCCAAGTCAGCATAAGTAGCATTTAATCTTGAACCTGCTGTTAATGACCAGTTACCTGTGATTGTACCTGTTGTTGTGTTAGCACCTGTTGTAATAGTTCTAACAGTTAAGTTGTTTGTACCACTAATAGCAAGTGATGTTAATGTACCAACGCTTGTAATATTAGGCTGCGCCGCTGTAGTTACAGTGCCAGATGTAGTTGCCGCACCGCTAAGTGTAGCAGTAATAGTTCCTGCACTAAAGTCTCCACTAGCATCACGAGCGACTACTTTATTCGCTGTGTTTGCGCTTGTTGCGTCTACTGCCCACGTTGTTGCTGTGCCACCGTCGAAGTTTGATCCTGTTAGATATGTGCCACGTGTAAGTGTTTCCGTAGTGTTTGCAGTAATAGTATTTGAACCACCTAACGAAATTTCTACTCCATTAACAGTTAGTGAACTGTTTGCCAATCTAGCCTGATCTAATGTTCCAGTAGAAATATTACTTGCATTAAGAGCAGACAAGGATGATCCGTCACCGCTGACAGTTGTAAAGATACCTGCGGCTGCACCAATGTTTCCTACGTTAGCATTTCCAGTAACACTTAATGTTCCGCCAGTAGAAATGTTACCTGCGCTTGCATTACCTGTTACTGCTAGTGATGTTAGCGTACCGACACTTGTAATGTTAGGTTGTGCATTTGTGTAAACAGTGCCAGCTACTAGAGCATTACCAACTTGTCCAGTTACGTTTGCACCAACCAAGTCAGTGAATCCTGCACCGTTACCTATGAATAAGCCGCCATTAGAAGTGATGTTTCCATCAGAAATAATATCTCCAGTTACATCTAGGTCATCTAATGTGCCAACGCTTGTAATGCCTGGCTGTGCGGCATTTACACTAAACTCTGTTCCAGTTAATGTTAAACCTGTACCTGCTGTATAAGTGCCTGCACCAGAGAACTGTACTACAATGATAGGATCTGTTCCTATAACAAAAGTGCTAGGATCAGTAACAGTTTGTACCCAACCTGTACCTGCATAAAGTGTACCTGACTTAACAAATGTATATGAACCCGCAATTTCATCTGATTCGTCACAGAGTCCGCAACGTGTGAGGATCCAAGGGTTGCTACCATCGCCCACTTGTGTTAAGTTGTAGCGGCCGTTTTCTGCGGCAGTAGTTTGATCTTTAACAAGAACACCGTTTTCACCTGGTGTTGTTGATGTCAGTGTAACGCCGTCAATTTCTGGGAAGGCGCCATTTGTAGTCGATGTTAGTGTTGCGCCTACGCCTGCATTGCCGTTGTCATAGTTAGCTGTTAAGTTAGTAGTCGTTGCAATTTCAACTTGAGGTCTAGATTTTAATCCTTCTGCAACTTCGTCAACGTATGTTTTCGTGGCAGCATCCGTTCCATTAACTGGTTCTGCCAAGTTAATAATATGAACATTACTCATGTTCAAGTTACCACTAAACTTACCTTCGCCTGTAAAGTTTGCGTTGTTACCATTGATATTACCAGCACTTACGGCACCAGTTACAGTCAATGAAGTTAATGTGCCAACACTTGTAACATTTGGTTGCGCCGCAGTTGTCAATGTACCGCCTAATGTAGTACCTGAAACATCTGTTGCACTAACATTGCCTGCACTAACATTGCCTGTGACACTTAATGCACCGGTTGTAGAAATATTGCCAGCACTTGCATTACCTGTTACATCAAGTGATGTTAATGTACCAACACTTGTAACATTGGGTTGTGCGGCTGTTGTTAAAGTACCAGTAAGTGCGCTTGCACCAATTGTTCCGCTATTAGCATAGACATTGCCAGCAGTTACGTTTGCTGTAACATCTAGTGAACTTAGAGTACCTAATGAAGTAACATTGGGCTGTGCCGCAGTTGCAAGCGTACCTGTTAATAACGTACCAGAAACATTTCCTGCACTTACGTTGCCAGTAACACTTAATGAACTCAATGTACCTAATGAAGTAACATTGGGTTGTGCGGCTGTTGTTAATGTACCACCTAAAGTATTACTTGTTACGTCATC